ATGGGACCTCTTTTACCTAGTCCTGACGAGCAGAACACTTGTTCATGGTCAGACATAGTTAAAGGATTACCTAAATTGAAGAAGGACGGTGAACGACACAGTCTTAGTCTCTGGTATTTAACCGGTGACGATAAATTATTTCTAGGGGTCTGGAAACCTAGAACAAAATCAGACATAAGTATCCGAAGGACTAGAGCTAAGGATCTGTGGTTTCATTGTAATAGAACTAAACAATTAGAATACATTAAAGAAGTATTCGATTCATTACAAGGCGATTTTGATTATATTTCAGTACTGAATATCGGTTGGGCCTCAATTATATTAGGCAGAGAATGGTTTAATAAGTGGAATAGGACCACTATTTTTAAGGATGGTTTGGAGCACTTTACTGAATGTGCTAAGTATGTTAGTGATGCTATTAAAACGAGACAATATTTAGAAGAAGATCGTTTCATGTTTATTGAAAATGCCTGTTTAAGTGGCTATCGTAATTTACCATATGCTGATTTTGATTTAGAAAAAGAAGCTGAAGAATACGCTAAAGGAGGGAAGAAACACTACTTCGTAGATGGTACTTTTGAAAGCATAGCTAGACGGTCATTAAAGATGATTCCAGTAGCCACGCCATACGTTTCATTTGCAGATTTCGTTAAACAAGCTAAATGGTTAACTACTGGATCAAGTAGTGTAGGATATTTACATTTCCAAACTATGGATGGAGATAAGCATAAAATAAAAGCTAGGAAAAATTTTGTTTTAGATGTTGCGACACCTGCTGAACTATTATCTCTTTGTGATAATTACAAAGGACAAGTAGCGAAGGTAATAGTTAAGAGTGAATTAGGTAAAGTCAGAATAGCTGTGTCTGGAGATTTAGAGACATATTTAATGATGACTTGGGTTAATTATCTATTAGGAGGAGCTTACAAACAGTGGACTGGTAGTACTATTGAAGAAACAGTTGATGAACAATTTGAACGTATGTGTAAAATGTTGTCACAGTGTAAAACTAAGTATGGGTTGCCTTTTGACTATAAAGGTTTTGAACATCAACCAACAACAGATGAACTTATGACAATAGCAAAAATACTATGTGAAACTGCTGCCTTAAATGTTCCTACATCTTCTAAAGATGAATTTGATCTTATAGTATCAAAAATTATGTTTGGCTTCTTAAATAGTACATTAGTTCTAGATTATGACAACATCAAAAGGAGTTTTTCTGTTATAGGTGGATTAATGAGTGGATTACGATGGACATCAGTTATTGGCAATGCGTGGAATACTGTTATGACTCAGGGTGTTGTAGATATGTTATCATATGCTGGGATACCAACCGTTGATATAGAACGGTGGATTCGAGGGGATGATAGTGCAATACTC